CACGCGTGTGACGTCCAACACCATGAAGTGGTTCTCGAAAACTGATGAAAGCCTGATTAGCGCGAGTGGAGACGACGAGGGCGGAAAATACGAAAACATGCTGGACATCATGGCCGTTGATTTCACGCCGAAGGGGAAGCCCAGATCAATCTTCAACGCTTCCGATGCAACATTCAGCTCAACACAAACACATCTCAGCAATTTGAAACATGCCATCAAAGACAGCAACACCTTCGCACAGGGCACCTCGATCAATATGGCCGGTTACGACATTCCGATGCCCCCGCAAAACATTTACACCTTCACACACAAAGATGAAACTTACACCATGAAATTGCGATACATGGCGGACTCAGACAACATTCAAGAAGCGGCTTGGATGGCTGAAGCATGGAAAGGAGGACGCAACGAGATTTTCATAGAAATTGGCGGAGACGACAACAACACAGTGATGTACTGGTGCAACCAGAGGTGGGAGATAGAAGGCGACCTCAGCATGTGCGATCAGAGCATGCGCGAGCTTTTTGCCGAGAGTTTCATCAGGTTTTTGGAGCGTGCCGGAGTCCCTGAGAACATCTGTCAAATGATTTTCGACACTTATGGCCAAGAAGCCACGTATTTTGTGGGCAGAGAGAAACTCATGTCGGTAAAATTTTTGGTGCGCCAGTTACTCACAGGCGTTGCACACACCTCGTTCAGCAACACTTTTGTCGTCGGCTTGTTGATAATGTTCGGCATCAAATGGCTCATTGAAAACCACACCACCACTGTTGAACGGATGTGGGATGACAGGCTAGAAGCCAGTTCCTTCGTGGAGAAGAGTCTCAAGCAATTTTATCTGGAAATGGGCATTCAGATGAAATTGGCCGTGTTCCAAAATCCCATCTTTCCTTGCAGCACTTTCCACAAGCGCTATTATGTGCCGTTGCCGCGGGACAATACAGCCTTCATGGCTGTCCCTTTTCCTTCGTCCGTAGTTAAGATGGGCGCCATTCGCGCCCCGACGTTGATGAGCAAGAAGAATTTTTGGAAAAGGATCAAGGAGAGTGGCAATAGTCGAGCCGGTATGGCACATCATCCGATCATGCGCGCCTTGTTGACGAAAATGGGTTGCCAGCCTAAGCAAAGTTCTACAGTCATGCACACAGTGTGGGCCACTTGTTTGGGCTTGACTGGGCGCTACGTGCAAACCGATTTATTTGCGACGGTAGGTGAAGGAGGTTACAGTGGGAACATCAACGGGGCATCGTGGGCAGCCATTGAGGGAGACGGAGACGACGACGATCATTACGCTTTTTGTGAACAAAGATACGGTATCTCAATCGCGGACCAACGGAGGATGGTGGAGCACATCAAGCTAATCAGTGCTGATCAGTGTTATCGTTTGTCGAACACAGAATTGGGGATTCGGTGTTGGCAAATGTTTTCAAAAGACTACGGCTGAACCACCGCCGACTCCTCTCCCACCATCCGAGCTTTCAAGAAGATGGAAGAGGAGACGGAAATGATAAACCACCCATTGCGATCGTGCATCTCTCAATGGAGTGTGGCTGGCCCGGCCATCATAATATGGGCGATAGTTAAAACTTCAGTTTTTAACGTCAAAAACATTGCATGCACCAATGTCACGCAAAAATAAACGCGAAGCTAACAAAAACAAAACAGCGCCAGCAGACGCAAATGCAAAGCAAAGCAGACAGCGAGGTCGACGAAGAGGACAGGGAAAAGGACGAAGCCAGCAGCCGACATCAGGGTCGGTTCAGAATCGATCCCGTCGCAGGCCCGTTGTTAGCAACCGCCTGGGATTTTATGCAGCGCAGATGGTCAACCCAGCCAAAGAGGGTGCTGTTCATGTGTTGCCTGATTTTGGCCACACTCCTGTGTGCGCACGCCGCTATACCCGAACAGTCTCAGTGTCCCAGGCCCAATATCCAAAGCTGCGCATAGCCATGTTCCCCAACTTGTATGCCCCCGGTTACATTGCTTCTCAGACAGTTGTGAATGTGCCGCCAGCAGCCACAGGGATGGTCAGCTTGTCGGGAAAGTTGAAAGCAAGCGCAGATGGGCCTGGCAACACAACGGGATTCTTTGCTATCAAGGATATTATTGGCAATCACATCAGCGCAGCCATGACCGACTTGACCGACGCGGCGAACGTCACGCGGAAAGGTTTTGCCGGCACTTACGTCTCAGGATCCACCATGACATATGTGGTCAGGAACAACTCAGGTTCAAAAATTGCCAGCCCCCTCATCGATTTCGTCTTTGCTACAAATGCCCCGGCCGCTCCTGCCGGCGCTTGGGTGAGCGCAGGAGGACCTAGTCAAATTCCCGAAGGCAAGGATTTGACTGGCAGCATTACAATCCCAGCTGGAGGGCCTTTCACCAAATTTGCCATGACCGTGAACGGTACCAACAGCAAGGACGTCGAATTGGACCTCACAGTTAATGCTAGCAACGCGCAAGTTACCACAGCAGCGGGCAAAACTTTCGCCCCTAGCTTTGCTGAACAGATCATAGACGAAAAGATCACACATGGACGGGTGACACACATGAGCATTTTCGTTCAAAACACCACCGCCGAGATTGCCGCCAACGGTTCGATCGTTGCAGCGCGCGTGCCTTCAAACTTCGATTTATCGGCAAACGAAGGGGATTGGATGAAAACGGCATCACTTTTGCCTCCCAACCGGCATTATATCGGTCCAATGAAAACCGGGGCGTACACTTTTTGGATGCCCGAACAATTGGACGAATTCCAAATTGACAATATCAGTCAGAAATTGGAAGCTTATAAGGATGCCAATTATCTCATAGTCGAAATTCCCGATTGGACCGCAGGGGCCACTGCTGAGGTCACCTTTACTTGGATCGCAGAGTTTTACACCTCGAACCAAAATTTTGAGAAGCAGTTTCCACCACCTTTGACCAATGATTTCGAGTTAGCCTGGCATCTCATCTCGGCATTCCCAGCCGCCATGTGCAATCCTGAACATGACAAAGAAACACGCAGCTATGTGCAAAAGATCAAAAGCGCTGCTTTGCATTTATACAATTTTTACTCCCAGAACAAGGCCGCAATAGATTCTGTTGCCATGGCAGCGGCCGAAGCTTTAGCGTGAGAACGCGGAAACCAGGTCGCACAAGAACCAATCCGAGTCGCTTCAATCCGTTAGTGTTGAAGCCACCTCCAACCGTCCAGTTCAAGCCGCTCTTCCAGACAAGCGTCCTACGAGCCCATGAACGTTCTTGTGCCCCTGTTTCCAACGTGACAATCATCCAACAACCAGCTCTCGTTTTAAAATTGAGCCGTTTACTAAGATTAACGATAAAATCGAAGTCCCGATACGTTGAATCGTGTTTAGGGCCAGAATATTTCCAGATCCGCTTGCCTCGAAGCGCTATAATGAGGACGTTACAGCACGATACGCAGGTTCCGCCTCGGTAGAGTTGTAGATTGACCGAGAAGCCCCCCAGAGCTCAGTTGGGGGGGAG